AGGTGATGAACCTCCTAATCTAGTATACGGGAGTCGTAAGACTTTAATACTAGATGTCATTTTTTGCATGGGTTGGTCCCATAACGTGATTGAAAACACGTTCCTTCTATATATATAGGAGGGGTTGCAAGAAGTGATCCGGTGACCTTTGATCGAACCGCGCCTGAATAAATAGTAATTGAAATAGATCAACTATATTCATGAGGCGACGGTCAATTTCCGGCCTAGCGGATTCACGTCTCGCATTCCGGCGGAGTTCTAGGGTGTCCAAATAGGGTTTGCAAGAGAAAACCTATGGCACTCGCCAGTTCGTCCCGCGGTTATGCATATCGGGCCCCCGTGAGGGGGACGATAAATGAGACTAGGCAAGACCAGGGGTGAAACCCTTGGATGTGCTTTGCCTCATATGCAAATTACGTATATGAGCATGACGGATGAGTTAGACCAGGACCTGGAATAGGGAACCTACTCACTTATCTAACATGTATCTAGTTATACTAGATAGTGTACCACATACATGTACATTTCCATCCAAGTGAGATCTAATAAGATCAATCAAGGATTTCGTGTTTGTAGTGGTGTTAAATGGGTGAGATCAGACTTCAATTCAAACTTCTGTTTAGAGCACGAGTATCGCACCCTATTCATAATAGGAATGTTTATCTGAGTTAGGCTAACACCCTATCAGTTGCATGTGGAGAAAGGGAACACTAGTTGAAGGGGGGTTACCCGCCCCAACAAATGATAATAAGTATGTTGTGTTATTTTGAACCTTATTAAGTTTACATACTCTACCACGGCGGCTTTTTAGTCCACCGTCGTAAAGTGATGTATAATTAATGAGACTCAAATTTCCACAAGGAAAGGTATGTATCTCTTGATAAGAGGATAAATAACTTCACTTCATAATTATTATTCTTCCTTACACTGCAAAGAATGGGTTTGGAAACCTATTCCGTGTATCATTTGAGGAATCAACTCCTAAGTTACTAATGATATTGAGAGTACTTCTACTATGACCTGCACCAAAAGATAAGGTCCTCTGGAAATAACCTCCACATATACATAAATCCTATCTCTCTTAAAGGCTGGCTTCGGCTAAGTCCCTGGGGGTCCTAGGTAAAGGGCATTTTTCTGAAGATTTAGGAAGAATGTTCGGTGGTTATGATTAGTTCGTATGAGACACCGAATTAATGAAACGGGGTATATGCTGGAAGCAGTAATATCCTAGGAACAACTCTAATCGCATTATTAATGAGGGACAGACATTCCAAGATACGTCACACAAGTGTGAGGTTGTATAAAGTTTGTTCTGATCTCGTAAATACTTTTAATACTGTTACAAATATATTTCAATTTATATCATGTTTACTGATTAACTTTGGAAGACTTATAGTCTTAAATATCGGCAATGTTGTCAAACTGTTGGTGGATACTAAAACTAAAGTCGTATGACTTTGGCTTGAATATCTCCCGACTCTTTGAAAGGACTTGCGTCCTGACGAATTACCATTCAAATCTTGAATGAATATTGGTCAACTTTGAAGATATGTAAGATTCATAAGTCTGCTAATAGATAATAAATACCTAAGTCCGAAAGGACAGTGGAGATTATTATATCCATTAGTTCCGTTAATCCAGAGCACGTGAAGTAAAAGTGGAATAACATTTGCTATCAAGTATTGATCGGAGGTGTTCAGGTTAGTAATTTGTTTTGTTGACCCGCATAATAAGACAGTTTATGATACTAAGACATGAGTCGGCAGAGTGAAAAAGAAAGGGTCACCCTTTAGGGGGTTGCCACGGATCTTACCAAATTCGGTTAAGTTACTGTGTTGTGAGACAAAAGAGGGTATTAGAAATGGATCATTACCACGTATAGTACTAGTTAAATTTAAACTACTTCTTTCTGTTCTTGCATTCTTTCGCGCAACTTCACCAAAATTTTCTAAACCGAAATTTGAAACAATCACTTCCCCCTTTACGGGTTCGTGTGAGTATCTTCCCGAGGAAGAAATCAAGGTGGCATTGCGTAACTTGGGTATTGGAAGTTTCATTGAAAAGAAACCTTCAATATTCCATTTTACCACAAAGGCCGGCCCTAATGCTCCAATCGCTGTACTTGGTTTAGGTTTTGATCTATTGGGATGAATGTTGAGACCGAAAAAGTGGAGTCAGTATTGTTTAATGTGTTATACACGTGGATATTGATCTCTTTTAACATTTTTCGTCATCTCTTCACTGTTACTTGTACCTTTGTTACCGATATTGTATTGATATAGTACTTATCCTCTTCTGGGTCGCATTGCGGTTCTAGAGGAAGCAAGGGGTAAACGTAGATTGATTGGAATCACAGACTGATGAACACAAGTACTTTTTCTTCCACTCCACGACTTGGTTTATTCGAAACTAAACCTCTTAGATGAGGATGGTACGAGGGACCAGCAAAGAGTTATTAAGGTTTTCCTTGAAAAACTTAATGCAAAGTCGCTGAGGGGAGAGAATGGAAAGAGGTGTCAAAGTATGGATCTTTCAGCAGCTACGGACCGCCTTCCGGTTAAGCTTCAAGCACAAATCTTAGAAATATTGGGTTACCCAGGTGACCTCTGAATGTCTATTTTAGACAGAGAGTGGTTACTTGGGGATGAATATGTTAAGTATTCTGTTGGGCAACCAATGGGGGCTTACAGTTCATTTGCAATGCTTGCTTTGACTCATCATGTCATTGTACATATTGCTGCACAACGTGCTAAGGTGCCGAAATCCAGTCTCATTTATATGGTACTGGGTGATGACGGTGCTATGGCTAACAAGAAGGTAGCTCGATACTATAAAGAGTTATTTCTATCTTTAGGGATGGAGATTAACCCTGTTAAAGGATTCGAGGGTACAGTTCTTGAGTTTGCAAAACAGATTTGGACTGCTAACGGTTACAATCTTAGTCCTATAGGTGCAAAAAACATTTTCCTGGCAATGAGGTTTATTGAATTCCTACCTGGTGTTCTTTATGAACTTTTTATCAAGGGTATGCCACTGTTCCTTTCCGCTAAAAAGAATCTGATGGATGTTCAAAGTAAGATCGCTGAGGCAAAGCTAATTCAAGCAATTGAATTCGTCAAGTCACAGGGAAGTAACGCTGCAAATTATACTTATAACATCGAAACAGGTGCTTTAAAGAGTAGAGGAGTTCATTCACATTTTAATGTGTATGATGGAAAGCCATATACTCCGATGACAAGTCAAGTTCCTTTAGTGGATGCAAATCCACGACTAGGTACTAAAACTTGGAATCCAACTCCTAAGGAGGAGTTGAAAAGAGAGATGGCTGACTCAGGACATATCAGTGCTAAAGTGTTCAAGAGAACGGCTGAGGGTCATCATAATATTCCTCTGATTTCAGGGTTAAGTCTCTACAATTTAATTTCTAGGACCTTCTTCCATTCTGGAAAGGAAGGTAAATTGGCTCGTTGAGTCAATTTATCAGAATCCGAAAAATTAAATCGTGTTGACATTTCCGTGAAGATCAAATTGAGAGTTTTAATGTCGATTGGACCTAGAAGTGGTCTTTGATTCTTATCACCCAGGGTTATAGCTTCTTATCACGGTCTTAATGTGGCTAATCTCTATCATCGTTTGTTCTTTCAGGCTATCTACACCTGATTTTATAAATATGACAGAGCTAGTTACGATAAGGTCACTAATATGTTAATTATGAACCTCAAAACGGTTTCATATTCTCGTATTAGGGTGATTAGTAAGTTATCCTTGGCCATAAGTGATTTCAAAGACTGGTTAAACGTAGCGATACGTTTACCCCTAACATTTGTACCCGATTTCAGCCAAGAAAGCTTAAGGATTCCGCCTATATATAATAGAATCTCACCTTTTGTTGTAATTGGACTACCAATTCTAATTATAATAACAGAGGGTTTAAAAGCCCTCGCGAAGGTTATTCGACAATCTTTTGTAATGGTAAAGTTTTACCTTTGAAGATTCCTGTTCCTATCTCATAGGGATGGGCTCATCATTGGCTTCATAATGATACCGTCACTGGGAATTTTACTAAGTGGTGACCCAATTCCTTATCTCTATTTGATCGGTCTGATATATGCATTGCATATAATCGTGAGGTTGGATAGATTTGGGAAATTGATTAAACACCATACGTACTTTAGTGCTATTTATGGTATGCCGGGTGAAAATGTCATTTGAGACTTTTTCACAGAAGCCTTCGATCCTTTCGATGGAAGTTCCAGTACTCTTGTTAAATTGAGTTCTGAAACTAAAATTGAAGATTCGGGAGCTTTCTTGCAGATCATAAATATACTAAAGAGACGTAAAGCTGTTGAGGCATACCTCGGTCGGATGTTAACCGGCCGGAAGATTGCTTCACCAACACGTACTAAAAGATCCGTTGTAACTAATATCATCAAGTGTGAAATTAATAAGGAGATGGATAAGACCATCAAAAAGAAATCTTTTCCTGTAAAAAGGGTAAAGGAGAAGGTACATAGACCTTCTAAAAGAAATCTTATTAATCACTAAGCTTTATGGGTGAGAATCCCATATGATTAGGTTCAGAGACTACTAATAGTAACCCCTGTTAGGGACCTCATTACAACCGTTTATTCGGGTTTACCGTTGCTTCTGTTTTATTATTGAACTTAGCAGTCGCAGCTTACGACTTTAAAGATAAGCTGTCTAGGCCAAATAGGTAGTTAAACCTATCGGGC